CCTTTAACTGTAAAGTAGTGTCCAGCTTGATTACCATTGTAGCTTCCGCAACTAATACAAGGCAATCCTTCATCTCGTTTCCTTATGTACGCATTTACTACCTTTTGTGTCTTTTCTAACAACTTGGGTAAAGGTATTAATGGCATAAAGCAAAATTAGGGTTACTTTTTCAATCTAACAACACAAAGTCGGTCATTATGCTTGTATCGTTTTTTGTTAATTGGATTCATATAGGTCATAATCGTTTTGTAATCAGTATGTAAAAACCTAACTGCTTTTGCTATTGATCTAAATTCTATCTCCTCTTTTGTATCTAAGTAAATCAATCTTACCTCAATGTTATTGTCTATTCCTGTCATCGGTTTATCAGTTTGTAATAAAGTTGTTTTAATAGTTCCCAAATAGCTATGATTATAAATATTTTAAGCATAATCTTTTTATTTCAAAATATAGATGTGCGGTTATATAAATTAAAGAAGCCAAAGGAACTGATATCAGCATAAACTTTAGCAGTTCATAAATAAATGTTAATTGTTTCATAATTGGTTTTGTAAAAATAGGTACAAAGTGTAACGTTTGCACTCGTTTTTGATAAATATTTCGTTATTTAATTTCTCTAAGTCTTTAGGTGTTTTAGCAGTTACCTTGTAATGTGCTATTATCTTTTTCTTAATTTGGTCTGCCTTCTCTGGACTAAGATTTTCCTTGTTTAGTTCCTTCCGTTTCCATAGTACATCAAAAGCCATTGTATTTAGCAACTCCCAGCCTCTTTTAGCCGACTTATTCCAATTTTCGTATAATGCCTCAATAATTTCATCATCTTGGATTTTTGGCACTTCTACTGGTTGCGGTTCTACATAGGTTTTTTGTCTTACTTGCAAAGCTATCGGCTTATAAGCTGCCATCACATCACCAAAGAATTTAGGGGTAAACATAATCGCTTTGTCAACTGATAATTTCCCCATTGCATAAAGTTCAAAAGCTACTCCAAGTTCTTTTAGTTTGAAGTTACCATAGTTTTTAATTACAAATTCGCAAAGGAATTGAAACAACTCTATTGTAGGAGTTTGACATCCGCTTAAAGCAATACAGGTCTTTAAATGTTCCTTTACCTCAATAGGTGAGCATCTGCTAACACTCATTGTATCTAAAGCAACCACAACCTTTAATTCTTCTGGTTCAAGTTTGTTATAGATTTCTAAGTGCAATAGCTTCTCGCTCTGCGTAAGAGAGTTTACTATTGTTGCTAATTCCTGTTGCATTTGGTTTATAGTTTATGTGAACAAATTTGCCTTCTTTTAAATCTCTTGCCATCCAATTTTTTGCGGTAGCAATCCAATTTAACTTCTTTTCCCCATTTGAATCCGACCAATTTTTAATTACTTCGTGGTAATATTCAAAATTAGCTTCTTCATATTGACTTCCAATAAAAGCTGCCTTAAATTTATCTATATCTAAAAATTCAGTTTCACTAAATAATGTTTGCTTACTAACCTTTACTTTAGTTTCTTTTACTTTACTTTCCTTTACTTTCCTTTCCTTTGCATTGCCCTCCCCAATAGCCACCCCATTAGCCTCCCCATTTTTCCATCTATTTGCAGCACCTAATTTACCTTTTTCGCTAAGATTTTGTCTTAAAGCAAGGTGATTTTGTAACCTTTCCGAGTAAAACTCCCCAGATGCTATTGTGAATAAATCAAAGTTGTGTACTACTCCATTGACCTTTACATCGGTTGTTTGCATTTGCATAGCAAGAACAGGTATTAATTCCAATGGTAATTTGCCACCTGCATTTGCTAATTGCTCAATTAAAAACCAATAAATTCCATAACCTTCCATACCAAGTTGATGCCTTAAAAAAAGAATCTTGGTATCATTAGCCGAATTGTAATCGTGGCTAAAATAATAACTGTTACTTTTCATAAATAAAATAGCCCTATCAAATCCCTCCTATGTTGCAGATAGGAGTTCATCTCAAGGGCAATAAGTTCTTAATAGGTCTGCAACACCTAATACAAAAATACACTAATTAACCGAATATTGAGCAACTTGCTTCTTATTTTTCAGCTTAACAATGGTAGTTTTAATATCCATACCATCATTCCTAAGATCAGCTATTCGTGCTGCTAATCTAAAGCATCCGAACTTGTTTAAAGCATCAATAGGGGTTAATTTTCTACCTTTATTTAGGTAGTTTGCGATTTGTTGGTTTTGACTCATAGTTGTAGGTTTTAAATTTGCGCTTAACGTTATCGCCCAACGAGGGGTTGTTTTAGAATGGTAAATCGTCCTCGCTTTCTTGTTGGTTTATGGCAAATTCCTTCTTACCTGTTGGCGCATTGTAAGAAACTTGCTTACCTCTACCACAGTAGTTTTTCTTAGCTTTTTCTGCTCGTTCCTCCATTGTTTGGTTGTTCCATACTGTGTGGGTGTTTCCTTTGTCATCTGGTTGCTTTAAAAAGTCGGTAGCTACGTTTGCGTAGTGTTTGCCGTTTTTAGCTTCTTTCCAGTTAATTTCTTCTTTGCAAATGTTTAATACAATCATTGTTTTTAGTTTTCGTGTTTATTAATTTGATCTTGTTCTAATGCTATTTCGTTTTGTCTATCTTGTTCTAATTCTTCTTGATCTTCTTCTTCCCAATCGCAATGTTCTAAACAATCTGGACAAATTCCCATTTCCGGCATTGTAGTATGTGCGCCGCAGCAAGTTGAGTATGACATAATTAATCGTTTAAATAGTTTTCAAATACTTCAAATTTATCAGCTAACATTTGATAAGGAACATAATCCCTTTTAGGTTGATCTAATAACTCTGGGAAATATTTTTGTTTATGTAGTTTAAGTTTATACTTAGCTAAATTTAATTGATGAATCATTTCACTTGCGTTTTGAGGATAGCTTGTATCTACTTTGTAATTCCAGAACTTAACTGCTTCCCTTAAATCCCATAATCTTGTTAATGGTGTCATAAAGTTTGTTTTTTCTTGGTAAATAATTTAGTTACTTCTTTATCGGCTAATTCTTGATTCAATGTGTAAAGTTCAGCCAATTCGTTTGTGCTAATGCATAAGTCAATAGCCAACTCCAAGTCATCAAGATTATCGTGCGTTTTAATATAGGCTGGTTTTTCATCACTTTGCGCCATTTCATCACCTGTATAAAGTCCGCTTAAATCTTGTGGGTAAGCCTTTCTTAAAGCTAATGCTTCTGCAACTTTACTTAACATTGTATGTGGCATCTTCGCCCATAATCCCATTGGTTTGCCTTCGTTCGTTCTTTGGCAATATTCATCCCAATAAGCTACTCCAACGGCTGCTTCATACCTTAAATCGCCGTGAAATCTAAATACTGATACCTTACAAGAAATTAACTTACCATCTTGTTCTACAAATACAGGTTCGCTTTGTCCACCATAGTTTCCGCTACGTTCAGCGATTACTCGGAATCCATCAATGCTTGTTTGAATGGTCATTTTTTTAGACCATCCGTTTTGCGTTTTTACGTTCCTGTGGATGCAATAAATCTGCCTTGATAATGCATCAAGTCCTGTCCTTTGTGCTTGATAAAGAAATAGCTTTAGTTCATCAACTGTTGCCTCTGGAGCAATCTGCGATTTTACTAACTCTACTTGATCTTTCGTGTACGAAAGTTGTGGCTTTTTAGCCAGTTGTTGTTCGTTCATATTGGTTGGTTTTAGAGTTTAAAATTAACTACTTTGGTGTTAATAACCAAATTAAATAAGCACATTTAAGTTGAAAACATCCTTTTTTATGGTATCATCAAACTTATTTGACAATTGACCTTTAATCTTTTGGATTGAGTGTAAAACTGTTGTCCTATCCCTGTTAAAGATTTGTGCTATTTCCTCGCCATTTAATTCGGTTTTTTCCTTAGTTAAATACATAGTCATTTGCCTTGCTAAAGTAACCTCCTCGCCTCTATATTTGGACATCATTTGTCCATACTTAATTTGATAGTAATTACACACTTTTTCGGCTATTTCAATTGCATACTCCTTTTGTTGTTCTTTGTCCATTCTTGTTGTTTTTATGTTTAAATGTTGATCTAATAGGTCTTTTAACCTGTTTATTTCTTTTTTTAGTTCTTTGTTCTTTTCTCGCAAAACCTCTATTTCAAGTTCTGCCATATACGTTTTGTGTACTTCTTTCATTAGAAATGTAAAAGGTTTATTGGTAACATAAAGTCCTCTGTTAAGGTATAAAGGTCCAGAATAAGGTAATGGTAACTTTTAAGGATTCTGCGCTGGATGTCATTCATTCTTGCAATCTTAATTAGTAAATCTTCTTCGCTTATCATTGTCCTTGTGTCATCCAATCCTCGCCTCCATTCAGCAAGATCAGCCTCAAATAGATTTTGCCTTCCCTGTGCTTGTTTTAGCAGTTCCAGAAGGATTGTTGCTCTTTTGTGCAACTTTAGTTGTTTCTCTTGATAGATTAGTTTGCTCATATTGTTTTAGGATTTTATAAACCAACTTGCTTAATGTTATTCCTTTAGAGTCGGCTTCGGTTTGTAGGTTAGTCTTGATTTGGTTCGTTACTAATGTTGTTATTAGGGTTTTCATAGATTTCTTTTATGCCTTCGGCTAATTCCTTACAGGCGGTTACTGTTTCTTTAACATAGCCACTTGGCATTGTCTTTAATTGAGTTTCTAATGTGTAAATAAGTGTTTCAATTGCGTTCATAGTTAAATGTTTTGAAGGATTGCGGTAATTAAAAATGCCACGCATACAATAATAAATGCGTAAAGTGGTTTGATGCTTTCAGCTTTGTAGCGTTCGTTTGCTTTCTCTTGTGGTGTTTTTAGTTTGTTCATATTGGTTGTTTTGGTTTAAAAATTGTGCGTTGAATAGCCGCACCCCTAACTTATTTTATGATTGATATAATTCGTAGTATTCCATTAAATGTGATACATTAAATCCATTTTTAGATAAAAGATTAATGCCTTCCATAGTGCAACAAAATGAGTATTTTGTAAACTGCCAATTCTTACCAAATGTATCTCCTTCAAATGCATCAAAAACTAAATCTTTTTTTACTAAAGAGCCAATTAAACCTTTTTGCTCGTTTGTTTCAACTTTGTAATTACCACAACTATCTGTATTTTGTTCATTATAGATGTCGTGTAACATTTGTAATTCTTTTTGTGTAACTGTTTTCATATTGTTTTTGGTTTAGGATTCAAAGATAGGGTAAAACCTTATAACTTTATCAAACAAGCCAATTATTTTAAATAAATGTGATGAACGGCAAATAACAAGGATAAATGGTATATAAGTCAAAAAGTCAAGTAATTGACTTACTTTATTGGGATATGTGTCAAGTTATAGGTTTACTTTGTCCAGTTTATTATATAAAAAACCACCCTAATAAGACTAAAAGGGTGGCTAAACCTAAGTTCTCCAATATGAAAGCCAAAGATATATAAAAAACCCCACCTTTTTAGGGGTGAGGAACTATGAACGAACAACTATTTAGAACCATCTTGTAATGGTGTATCGTTAGAATTATCAACCATTCGGTATCCTTGTTGCCAAAGAACCTTACATAAAGTTACGCTTTTCTCAATAATTGCATCTTCGTCATCCATTGGGTTGAGTATATGTAAGCATTCGTGCAACAGGATTTCAAGCTGCTTCTTGCCTTTTAGCCGTGAGTCAATATACACAACACCATCGCTTTCGGCAATTCCGTGCGCCTGTTCCCTTCCGAGTTTGCGATATATAACTTTAATCTTCATCTTTCAATAAAGCTAAGTCTGGTCTGTCTACTTCTTTAAATATTAGTTTCTCGCCACCTCTTATCTTGCCTAATGTTAACTTAATTTCTTGCTCTAAATTGTGGAGTTCAATTAGTTTAGCAACTAACCATTGTTCTTGTTGTATTGATGTCAATTTTGCAAAGTTTTTAGGGAATCTCATATTAGAAAATTTTGTTTTTATATATTCTTTTATTTTGCACCGAATAGTAGCCTTCAACATCTTTTTCTAATATCGCAAACCCTTGTGAGTAATTATCAACGTGCTTACAATATTCCACGTTAGGATGCATCAAATGTCCTGTGGTCCAGCAAGTAAAAACTTCTTCATCAAATTGATTCTTGGTTGTGTAAGATTGCACTTGATGAACGTGCGAAGCGATTGCCGACTGCTTAACTCTATCGTAAAGGGTCTTTGCTGGGTTTACACCGCTACCCCTTCTAAATGTAGTATCTCCGTGAATAATAGGTAATTTGCCGAACTT